CAACACTTAAAAAAACAATTACTGTAAACAATATATGTGAGCCTAAGTTCACACCTTACAAGGTTACATTTATCAATCGCTTTGGTGCTTACCAAGACTTTTACTTCTTTAAAAAGTCAGTAGAAACATTTAACGTAACAGATGAAAAATATAAAAGCAATACTATCCAAAATAGTTCTGTTACATATAACACATATAGCGGACAGCAAACAAGGTATAATATAAATGCAGTTGGTTCTTTAAAACTAAACACAGGGTTTGTTGTAGAAGATATGGTTGAGGTTATAGAAGAGTTGTTTTTAGCAGAAAACGTTTGGATTCGTTACGATAACAAAACCCTCCCTATCATACCTACATCTAAAAATTTTACAGTTAAAAGTTCTTTAAATGACAAGCTGATTAATTACACTATTGATTTTGATTTTGCATTTAATAAAATGAACAACGTTAGATGATAGCATTACAACTCTACATAGAAGGTCAAGAAGTAGAATTGTTTAAGGATGAAAGTATAACCCTTTCACAATCCATTCAAGACGTTAAAGATATTTCTAAAATATTTCTAGAGTTTAGTCAAACCTTTAATGTACCAGCAAGTAAAACTAACAACAAACTATTTAAGCACTTTTATAATTTTAATATTTCCAAAGGCAAAGCATTTGATGCTAGGGAAAAACAAGACGCAGAAATATATTTAAATTATGCGTTTTTTCGTAAGGGTAAAATTAAACTTGAAGGCTGTACATTAAAACTAAACAAACCACACACATATAAGCTGACCTTTTATGGTGAAACCGTAAACCTTAAAGATTTAATAGGCGATGCCTTACTTGGTGATTTGCCTTTACTTGCTGATTTTAAATTTACATATTCTGACACAAACATATTAGATTATATGTCGTCAGGATTAGATATACAAATTGGCGATAAAACATATTTTGACGCTTTGTTATTTCCATTAATAACACATACACAAAGATTAATTTATGACTCAGGAAGCACTACAGCAAACACAGAAGAACTTGCAAATGTTCATTATTCAGTTGGCAACACCAAGGGGGTTGAATTATCACAGCTAAAACCAGCATTAAGGGTTTATGCTATTGTAAAGGCTATTGAGGATAGATATTTTAAACCAAAGGGGTTTACTTTTCCCGATACATTCTTTTCTACAAATAACCCACATTTTTACAATTTATATATGTGGCTGCATAATAAGGCAGGATCAATATTTGCAGACAATACACAAAAGCAACAGTTTACTAACTTTCAACTAACAGATATACAAGGTGGTCATTCTACAATGACAATGCGGTTGCGCAACAATTCATTTGTAATACCCTCACCTGTTGCTGATAGTAATTCACGCAAACGTACAAGAAAAATACATCTTGATGTAACATCATCTGCCAATGTATCCTTTACTGTGCTGATGTATAAAAACGGTGAATTGTACAGGGAGTTTAAAGATAAATCTGGTACAACACTAATTACATTAATGAACGAGTTTGTGCCTAATGGGACATATACATTTGAAATAGAATCATCAGGTGCTTCTAATTTTACCCTTGACGTAAAAGGGTATTGGAATAGATCACTAGCTCGCGAGCAGTTTATGAAATTTCAATCTGTGTTAAGTTTTGGTTCAGGCATAGAAGTACAAGCTGTAGACTATATGCCAGAAATTAAGGTTATAGATTTTCTAACAGGATTGTTTAAAATGTTTAACCTAACTGCATTTATAGACAGAGATAAAAATGTAATTATTTCAACATTAGATGACTACTATGCAAGTAGTACAACAACTTGGGATATTACAAAATATGTAGATAAAGAAACAAGCATTGTAAATTCTGTATTGCCTTACAAACAAATTAACTTTCAGTACGAAGGCACAGATAGCTTTTTAGCAAGTAACCATTTTTCACAATATCGTAAAAAGTGGGGAGGGTTAAAGTACGATGCAAGGGATCATCAACAAAGCCCAACAGATAAAGTATCAGGTGAAGTATATGATATAGAAATACCTTTTGAACATTTTAAATATGAAAGGCTTGTAGATGCAAATAACAACAATAACACATTTATACAATGGGGATGGGCTGTAGATGACAAGCAAAGTTCTTTTGCAGGAAAGCCTTTGTTATTTTATCCTGTCTTAGCAGGTGGCACAGGTTTAAGTGTTGTAAACCTTGCAGGTGGTTTAACGCTAAAACCTACATATTTTGTGCCGTCTAATTCTATGAATTTATTTGGCACAGTAAGCGGTGTTACTGTAGGGCAGAATATAAACTTTAATGCAGAAGTAAACGAATACACACCAAGCGTAGCTTTTAACGACACATTATTTAAAAAGTTTTACAATACCTATATAGAAGAAATATTTGATATTAAGCGCAGGCTCACAAAACTAAAGGCATATCTGCCTATTAGTATGCTGCATGAATATTCTTTAGCTGATAGGCTTATAGTATTTAATGAAGTTTACAAGATTAACAAAATAGTTACAAACTTTGAAACCTTATTAAGTGATGTTGAACTGATAAACATTACAACTGACAAAGATCAAATAATACCTGCGCGATTTATTGAAACAGGCATTTTAGATATAACTGCTGACAGTAACATTTACACAGCAGATAATAGTGTAATTACAGCAGACAAGTCAGCACGTAATGACGGTTTAGTAAGTAAAGCAACTTCAGATGTAGTTCCAGAAAATACATCACTACCAAACAAACCAAATATAGTAGAGGAAAACGTACCGTTAGAAGTTACTGCGCCTATTATACAATATGCTACACCAACTACAGCTACATCAAGTGCGATTTATATGGCATTTAATGTAACTACATTAGGTAAGGTTGGCACTACAAAACAGATAGATGAATACGGTTTCTTTTATTCTACAACAGAATCAGATTTAAGTTCTACTGACATAGACACATTAAAAGCTAATGCTAGTGTAACTAATATTTCATATCCAACAACAGTACATAATAAATTTACATTACCTCCACAGGTAAACTATCAAGTTACAGGATTAAGTAACGCACAGGTATTTTACAGATTTTATGCAAGAACAAATACCAATACAAGTTTTGCTTTTGGTGATGCAATAAGCCCTGTATTTTTTCAAGAAACAACTGTTAGTTATAGCTATACAGAAACAACAGATGTAAGAAGATACAGAATTACAGATAATGTAACACAAAGAAAAACCGTTAGAATAATGCATTATGACGGAACACTAATAGACCTTGAAAACATTACAGGTTTTGGAAACGATGCTGTTTCAGGTTCAGTATTATCACAGCATTTTTATTCCAAAATTGTGCCTATTGTTATAGACGGACAATCTGCAACGTTTTTACAAGATGGTGTTAATCAATACAACACAGGGATACATGGTACAAGCAATCAATTTCAATTTGGACTGAATGAATTAGGTAAACGTACAGGTACAGACAGGGGTTATTCTGCAACATCAAGAACAATAGCAGAAACAGAAGCAAAAAGACAAGTCTCGATTTTAGACATAATAAAACCAACCTACGTACCAAAGGTTACAGGCCATAGGCTTTTTCATAACAACAGAACAGCAGTTACAGATTATGTATTTCCATTTAGGGAAGGTTTTAGTGTTTACAAAGTTTTACGAATACGATACAACGCAGCAGCAAGTACATTAGCAAAACCAGACGATGGTTTCTATGCCTATTGGGGTTATAATTTAGACGGTAGCCCTAATGGAAGTACAGGCGTATCAGCACATGTAATTAACGGAGTTGTAACAGAACCTAAATTATTTTACTAATGATAAGAGATGTGATAGAATTGCTTGAAATAGCAAAGGAAAATAAATTAAAAGGAGACCTAACAAATTTTGCGTTGGGTAAAAATAAAATCCCTGAGAACTTCAGCGAGGTTTTCAAATTAACACTACTTAAAAAATGGCGGAAAAAATAACATTAGAACTAGAAGCCAAACTAGGCGATGCTGTCAAAAGACTTGATGGGATTGAAAAGCAGTTGGTTGATGTTGGCAAAGAGTCAAAAAAGGCATCAAAAGGAATAGGAGGTATTAAAACTGCTCTCTCTGGAGTTGGTGCTGTTCTTACAGGAGGGCTATTTAAAGCAGGCTCTTTAATATTTGAAAAACTTACAGAGCTGTTTATGTCAAATCAAACTGTTGTGGATTCTTTAAGTATTGCAATGAATGGCCTTAAAATCGTTTTTAATGACATTGTAGGCTTTATAACTGATATATCTATCCCAAGCTTTACTGAGTTAAAAGATTCGATCATGCAGGGTCTAATAGATCGTTTTAATCAAGCGAAAGATGTTGCTGGTCTATTAGGTAAAGCAGTAGTAAAATTATTTAAAGGAGATTTTAAAGGTGCTGTTGAGTCATTAAAAGAAGCAGGCAAAGAGTCTGTTGATGTTTTAACAGGTCAAGACAAGTCATTTGAAAAGGTTACAGAGAGTGTTAAAAATTATGCAAAGGAAACTTTTAACGCTGCAAAAAGGCAATCTGATCTTAATACACAAGCACAACTTGCTGAGGCTATAAACGCAAAACTTCTCCAGCAGTACGATAGAGATGCAGAACTGCAAAGACAGATAAGAGATGATGTTTCCCTAACAATAGAAGAGAGGATTGCAGCCAATGAGGAGCTAGGTAGAATTTTAGATGAGCAGCAGAAGGTAATGATGGACAATGCTCAACAGCAAGTTGATGCTGCCCAAGCTGCACTTGATATTGACAAAGATAATCTTGATCTACAGATTGCCCTTATAAACGCACAGACAGAGCTTGCTGATGTGGAGGCTCATGTCACAGGTCTCAGAGCAGAGCAACTCACAAATATAAACTCACTTCTTCAAGAGCAAAAAGATGCAGAAGATGAGCTTCGAGAAATAAAAGCGGATGCAATAAATGAAGAACTTAAGAAAAAACAAGAGGCATCAGCTAAAGCTAAACAGTTAAAAGAAGCAGAAACCAAAGCAGCACAGGAACAAGACAAGGCGGCACTAGGATCAATCATGCAACTTGCAGGGGAAGGCTCTGCTGTAGGTAAAGCTGCTGCTGTAGCTCAAGTGACTATGGCAGGGATAGAAGGTGTTCAGAATGCTTATAAGACAGCACAGGCATCACCAATAACAATTTTAAATCCTGCCTATCCTGTTATTCAGGCTGCACTTGCAGGTGCAATGGCAGCATCACAATTAGCAGCAATCATGGCAGTTCCTAAACCATCTAAAAGCGGTGGCGGTGGTGGCGGAGGTAATCCTGCTGGTGCTATGCCTGCCGCACCTCCAGCATTTAACATAGTAGGTGCTGCACCAGAAAATCAGTTAGCAGTAGCACTAGGACAAAACGAGAGCAAACCAGTTAAGGCATTTGTGGTAAGTAATGATGTTAGTACTGCCCAAGCATTAGATAGAAATATTGTAGAATCAGCAACCATATAATCATGAGAATAGTAGAATTAATTTTAGAAGATGATGACATCGGAGTCGAAGCCATTTCGGTAGTCGAAAATCCAGCAATCGAGGAGGACTTTATTGCCCTTAAAAAACAGGAGTACAAGTTTGCAGAACAAGACAAAGAAAAAAGACTCTTAGTCGGTGCTGCTCTAGTTCCCAACAAACCCATATTTAGAAAAAACGTAGATGATGAATACTACATTTTCTTTTCAAAAGAGACAGTTAGAAAAGCATCACAGATGTTTTTTAAAAATGGCAATCAATCTCAGGCAACTCTTGAGCATCAGGTTAAGCTAGATGGCATGACTGTAGTCGAGTCTTGGATTGTAGAATCTGAGAAAGACAAATCAAGGCATTATGGTCTAGATGTTCCCGTGGGCACATGGATGGTATCCATGAAGGTTGAGTCTGATGCTGTTTGGCAGGACTATGTTAAAGATGGTAAAGTAAAAGGATTTTCAATAGAGGCCTATTTCTCAGATAAAATGTCAAGACCCAAAGACAAAGACCTAAAAGAAGAAGCCTCCCAAGAATTTATAAACACAATAAAAAAGATTCTAGAAGATGCGTAAAAAAAGAAAATACAAATCTGAATCTAGAATAACACCTAAAGGCGGAAGGCGTGGATGTTTGTGTAAAGATCGCAAAACCTACCATCCTGACTGCTGTACAGGAGAAATGCACGCACAGGGTATCGGTACGATATAAAAAAAGTTGGTTTTTTTTGACCGAATTACCCTACCTCGATTGTATATATAATATAACCCTTAAAGATGAAGGCAACAGATATTGTAAAACAGATAAAAGAAGTTCTAGGAATGGAATTATCAAAAGAAGTAGCGTTGGCAGTTATGAAACTGGACAATGGTACTGAGATCGAAGCTGAAGCTTTTGAGGTTGATCAACAAGTATTTATCAAAAATGAGGATGGTGAGTCTATTGCTCTTCCTGTTGGAGATTATACCCTTGAAGATGGTCAGTCTCTAAAAGTTGAGACAGAGGGTGTTATTGCATCTATTGGAGAAGCAGAGGCAGAAGAAGAAGTCGAAGCCAAAGAAGATTCAAAAGAAGAAGAAACACCAACTGAAGAAGTAGTAGCTGAAGAAGAAGAAATGAGCTACGCTACTAAAGAAGAACTAGAAGAAGTAAAATCAGTTCTTCAGGAAATTAAAGATGAAATAAAATCTCTAGGCGAAAGCAAAGAGGAAATGCAAAAACAGGAATCTGTAGAGGAAATTGAAATGAGTGCAGAAGTTGTAGAGCCTATTGCTCACAACCCAGAAGCTCTTTCATCTCACAAACATAAAATCTACAGAAGTAACAACCCACATTTAGACTTAATCAGAAAAATAATTAATAAATAAAATGGCAACGACCACAAGTATTACAACAACTTATGCAGGTCAGGCGGCCTCGGGCTACCTAACTGCTGCATTATTGACTGGAAAATCTTTAGCATCAGGTGCTATTGACATCCGAGACAATATCAAATTTAAAGAAGTGCTACAAGTATTCGCTTCTGACGCTAATTTAATCAAGCCAGGTAGCTGTGATTTTTCGGCCACAGGTACTTTAACGACTACTGAAGTTGTATTAGAGCCTAAGGAGTTTCAAGTAAACTTAGAGCTTTGTGCAAAAAACTACAGATCATCTTGGGAATCTCTAGAAATGCAAGGCATTAAATCTGGAGTTCCAAAAAGCTTTGGAGATTTTATCTTAGAGCACGTAGTAGCTAAAACTGCTGCTGCTGTTGAGACTGCAATTTGGAGTAACACAACTTCTTCTACTGACATTCCTTTTGATGGATTTGAAGTATTAGCTGCTGCTAACTCTGATGTGGTAGATGTTGCTGCAAGTACAGTAACTGCTGCTAATGTAACTGACGAGCTTGGAAAAGTAGTAGATGCTATTCCAGCCGCTAACATTGGTAAAGACAACCTTTACATCTATGCTTCAACAGCTATTTATCAGAAATACGTGAGGGCTCTCGCAGGTTTTGGAGCTTCTGGACTAGGTGCTGCTGGTATTAACAATGAAGGGCCAACTTGGTACTCAGGTCAGCAAGAGCTTTTCTATGATGGAATCAAAGTATTGCATTGTCCAGGCCTTACAGCTACTAAAATGATGGCTGCTACTTCTGACAACATGATCTTTGGATCAAGCTTGTACAGCGAGCTTAACCAAGCTTCTGTTTTGGATATGAGTACGCTTGATGGAAGTCAAAATGCGAGAGTAATTTTAAGAGGATCAGCAGGAGTTGCACTAGGAATTGGATCAGACGTGGTGCTATATGCTTAATAACTGTTAGCTGAAATGCTAACTCCTAAAAATTAATTTATGCCTTGCCAACTATCTTCGGGCTATGCGACTAACTGTAAAGATACCATCGGTGGGATTGTCAGAGTATGGCTATCCGACTTCGGTACTCTTTCAGGAATTACGCTAGATTCTGATGATCAGATTACAGATGCGAGTGGAACTGCTACTTTCTTTCAATACGATTTAAAAAATAGCGGAAACACTCTAACAACAACTGTTACTACTTCACGAGATACAGGGACTACCTTTTTCTCTTCAGTTCTTTCTTTGGTTTTACCAAAGCTTACAAAAGAATTGTCTAAGGAGCTAAAATTAATAGCTTACTCTAGGCCCTATATTATTTGTGAAAGTAGAGCAGGGGACTTCTTACTACTAGGTAAAGATCATGGGTGTGAACTTACATCAGCTACAATCGCTACTGGCGGTGCTATGGGCGATCTAAGTGGATATACTCTTGAATTTACAAGTGAGGAATCTTTACAACCATTATATATAAGCGGTGGGACTTCAGCTAATCCAGTTGCTGGATTATCTAGTCTTACTGAAACTATAACAGTTGGGACAAATAGTTAATTAATTGTGTTTTGTTTTTGGGGGTATGCTTTGCAGCTGCCCCTTTACAAAACGCATAACTCAAACAAATGGCAAAATCAAAAGATTACATAAAAAAATCTTACGACTCGGCTGATTGGAAACCAATATCTAAATCACAGATTGCAAAGGAATTAGTAGATAAAGATTTAGAGGTATTAGAAAAAAAAGGTAGGATGAAAACCTACATAGCTATATACCAAAAAGCATGATCGTACTTGACAGAACACAATCTAGCCACACATTGAGTATTATTCCAAGTTCATACTCACCAACAGGGGCTTCAATATTTAGGATAAAAGTGATAAACGAGCAACAAAACACAGAGGTCTATAATCAAACTGCTACATCACTTACAGCAGTAGATTATTATTACACCTACACAGCAAACTTAAACCTTGATGCAAATAAAGATCAAGACTACTTATTAGAGGTAACCAATACCGCAACTAATGAGGTTTTGTACAGAGATAAAATCTTTGCTACAAACCAGACAGTCGCTGATTATTCAGTTAATGCTGGGAGATACACTACGAACACAACGCAGTCAAACGATTTTCTAGTATATGATTAATAGCGACTTCCACATAGTTAATCTTTCAGCTTATCAGACTCCTGAGATAGTTGAAAACCCGAATGAGGAATTTATCTCATACGGAGAGGACAATGATTACTACCAAGAGCTTATAGATGCCTACCTAAACAGCCCCACCACAGGGTCAATTATAAACGGTATAAGCAATCAAATCTATGGCAAAGGTGTCAATGCCCACAACGCATCTAAAAAGCCTAATGAGTATGCTCAAATGAAGTCATTATTTAAAAAGAAATGCCTTCAAAAAATAGCAATGGATTTAAAGCTTTTAGGAGAGGCTGCTTTTCAGGTAATTTACAAAGGAAAAAAGGTGGTTAGTGTTTCTCACTTTAACAGGGAAACCCTAAGAGCTGAGAAATGTGATGACAAAGGAAAAATAAACGCTTATTACTATCATCCAAATTGGAGTGAATATCAAAACCCAGATGAGCTAACTAGGATTCCTGTGTTTGGATCAGGTGCAAGCAATGAAATTTACATCATTAGAAAGTTTATCCCTTCAATGCACTACTATTCTCCGCCTGATTGGGCTAATGCACTTAACTACAGTAAGCTAGAGTGTGAAATATCTGAGTACTTAGTTAATGAAGTTCAAACAAGCTTCTCGGCTGGTAAAATTTTAAATTTTACAAATGGAGTGCCTACTCAAGAGAAACAGCATTTAATTAAAAATGACATAGTAAACAAATTAACAGGAGTACAAGGTGAAAGAATTATAGTTTCTTTTTCAGATTCTCCTGAGACTAAAACAGAAATTGAAGATATTTCTGTAAGTGATGCGGCTGATGTCTATTCTTACATTGCAGAGGAGTGTTCTAGAAAGCTACTTTTAGCCAACAGAATTACTTCTCCTCTTTTGGTAGGTATTAGAGACACAGGAAACTCTCTTGGATCAAACGCAGAGGAGATAGAAAACGCACACAACCTTTTTGAAAATGTTGTCATAAAGCCTTATCAAGAATTAATCTTAAACGCTATTGATGACATCTTAGCGGTCAATGGTATTGCCCTTAATTTGTTTTTTAAAACTCTTACACCGATTGAATTTGTTAATACTGAGGAGATCGTAAATAAAGAACAAAAAGAAGAAGAGACAGGTGAAATTATTGAAGATAAAGCACCTGTAGTAGAAGAAGTTGTTGATGACAGTGATGATGACCTAATTGACAAACAAGCTTCTTACAATGGCGCACAAATTGCTTCTGCTTTATCAATTCTGCAAAACGTAAAAGAAGGAATAATCACAGAAGATCAGGCAATAGTTTTCCTTGTACAGATGCTTCAGTTTGATATTGATGTTGCTCGATCAATGTTTATCGGAAACGGTTCTCAAGAATTGTTTTCTAAAATAGAGCAAAAAAACAAAGATCAAAGGCCTGAGCTAAGTAAAGATCATGAAGCTTTAATATTAAAAAACCTAGAAAATTTTGGTGAGGATTTAGACGATGATTGGGATTTAATTGAAGAGAGTGATGTTGTCGATGGTCAACAGGAACAGGTTTTGTCTAAGCTAAAAATGTTTGCTGACACAGCCGATGCAAAAGATAAAAGCCAAGAAGATAAAGGACTCTACAAATTGCGTTACAAATACGATGGCAACCCTAATCCAGAAAGAGCTTTTTGCAAAGCAATGATGTCAAGAAACAAAGGCAAAAAATATGGCTTACTGTATAGATTAGAAGATATTAATGAGCTATCTGATTTAAACCCAAACAAAGGTTTAGGCAAAGGAGGCGCAAACAATTACGACATTTTTAAATATCTGGGCGGAGTTAACTGTAAACATTTTTTTAAAAGGATGATTTTTTTTAGAAAAAGAAACAGTCAGGGTAAGTTTTTGCCTGCATCTGATTCTGACAATTTAGAAAATGATAAGAGAGTTGCTAATGTGCCTGGATTAAAAAGAAAAGGTATAGAGGGGACACCCCCAAACAACAGACCAAATAAAGGAAGAGCATAATGGCAGACGTTTTATTTTGTAGTAAAGAGGATGTAGTAAGAAAATCGACTATGCTATCAGGATCAATAGATGCTGACAGTCTTATTCCTGCTATGCACCTTGCTCAAACACAATATTTAAGAGAAATAATAGGCACAGATTTGTACAACAAATTTGCAGCTGATATAACAGCCCTAATTAATAGTGGCACAACCTTTCCAGCAACATACAAAGCTCTGCTAGATGACTATGTAAAACCCATTCTAGTACATCTGACAGTTCATGAGTTTTTAAAAACTGCTCATGTAACAGTATCAAACAAAGGAGTCTTTAAACACACTTCTGAAAACGCTTCTGATGTAACTGAGTCAGAGCTAAAAGAGCTAATTCAGGTAGCAAGAGACAGAGCAGAAAGCTATACACAACGCTTTTTAGACTATATGGCTTTTAATTCTAGTGGTTTTCCTGAGTGGACATCAAACAGCAATGGAGATGTTTCTCCCAATTACGAATCTTATTCAATAGACTGGGTATTATGATTGCTTTCTATAAACACTATTTTTTTACAGGAAGCATGACTGTAGATAAAACAATAATTACAACCGATAATCATCTTAGTGTAACATCTGACAATGATTAATAAGTGTAAAAAAAAGATTCTTAAGGTATAATTTATGGCTCAAAAAACAATAAACATTGGTACTACTGCAAACGATGGTACAGGAGACCAGCTACGCACAGCCTTTGATAAAGTAAATGACAATTTTACTGAACTATATGGAGATGAAACATCTGCTGAAGTAAATTCGGTAACTGCAGGTGATGGGCTTGCAGGAACTTCTACTACAGGTGCTGTTACTTTATCTGTAAATGTTGATGACAGTACTTTAGAAATTAACACCGATGCATTAAGGATAAAAGATGGTGGTGTAGTTTCAAGTAAGCTAGAAAACAACGTAACCATTCAAGGTAATTTAACAGTAGATACTAATACACTTTATGTTGATTCATCTAATAATGCAGTTGGAATAGGTGCTTCAAATCCTAATGAGGGCAACCTACAAATAGGTGATGCAGATACATCTACTAATATTGCTATTGCAGGTAATAGAACTAAAATTGGCTATGACGGTGGCGACACTATACTTTTCTCGGCAGAGAATATAGGGATGAAGTTTTACACAGGCCATAATACCTTTGCACATCCTCCGAACGAAAGATTAAGAATAACTAGCGGAGGCGACATATCGTTTTTTGATACTTCAGAAAATCAAGCGTTATACTGGGATGCAAGTACTGCAAGGCTAGGAATAGGAACAACAAGTCCGCAGACAATGCTCGACCTTGCTTCTAATAACAATTTAGGAACGGCACTAAATACTTTAAGGTTTACAGATACAGACTCAACAGCAGTTACTAATGCTGAAATAGGTAAGATTGAGTTTTTTGCAACAGATACAAATGCTGTTGTAGCTTCAATAGTGGGACATAATGCCGACCCGTCCCCCGATGGTTATTTAGCTTTTAATACGGCTGAAGGCACTGTATTATCAGAGCGTTTAAGAATTAAAAACAACGGAAACGTAGGAATAGGGACTGATAGTCCTAGTGCTACTCTTGAAGTAAACAAAGGCTCTGAGGGCGAATATTTGCGTGTTGGTGGTGATAATGCTAATAATGCAAGGTCATTGAGGTTTACAAGTTCTACTTCAAGTACAAGTAGTGTTGGCGCTCTGCACACTATAAAAGCTAACAGCGTTGGTGGAGAGATTGCATTCGCAAATGGTGATGGTAATATAATGTACCTACAAGACGGAGGTAATGTAGGAATAGGGACTGATAGTCCTAGTGCTAAATTGGAAGTAATAGGTGGTACAAATAACAACGCTAACAGTGGTCTTGTTATTAAAAACTCTACTGGAGCAACTCGTTTTGCTGCTTACACAGAAGAAAATGTTGGGGTTCATCTACAAGCAAATGAGGGTGGTTCTGCGCGAGCATTTATGTTTGACATAGGTGGCTCTGAAGCAATGCGTATTGACTCTAGTGGCAAAGTTGGAATAGGGACTACTAGTCCGAGTGCAGCTTTGGATGTTATTTCAAGCAACTCTGCTAGTCAGATTAAAGTCACATCCCCTACACCGGGTATAAAATTAATAGACTATAATCTAACTACAAGATATGCAGAAATAACAGCAGAAAATGGAAGTGTAAAAATTGATGTTGACCCCGGACAAGCGGAAAGTTTAAGCATTTTTTCTATTGATATAGATAACGCAGAAAGAATGCGCATAGACTCCTCGGGCAACGTAGGAATAGGCTTGACTAATGCTACTGCTAAACTTCACGTTGTAGATACAAGCAATAGCGGTACAAATGACCAAATAGTATCAGGGTTAAATTCAGGCTCACCAAGATTCAAGGCTCACATAGTGAGTTATAACGGAGTTATGTCCCTTTATGATTCAGGAACTAATGAAGATGTCAGAATAACTTCTAAAGGTGGTGAAGATAGTTGGATTAATAACGGAGGCAACGT